ATGAGCGATTTGACCCTCTACCCCGCCGACATCGCCGCGATGTCCGTCGGCCAGCTGGCTCAACTCCCGCCCGCCCAGAAGGCGCAGATCAGCCGCAACCTCGACGAAGCGCTCGCCTGGCTCAAGCAAGCCCGCGCCAAGTTCGACGCTGCGCTGGAGACCGACGGTCGGATGCTGCGCGTGTTCGAACGCGGCCACGTGATCGAGGACTGCATGGTCGGATGGCTGCGCGCGGCGGGCTTCGATCTGCGCACGCGCACCGACGCGGGGGAGCAATTCGGCTTCTCGGCGCTGGACGGGCGCCTGCAGGGCCACGTCGATGGCGTGCTCGTCGCCGGGCCCGACCTCGGCTTTGGGGCCGGCTATCCCGCGCTGTGGGAGAACAAGTGCCTGGGCGCCAAATCGTGGCGCGAGTTGGAGAGACATCGCCTCGCGGTCGCCAAGCCCGTCTACGCCGCCCAGGTCGCGCTCTACCAGGCCTATCTCGAACTGCACGCGCACCCGGCCCTGTTCACGGCGGTGAACGCCGACACCATGGAGATCCACGCCGAGCTGGTGCCGTTCGATGCGGCGTTGGCGCAGCGCATGTCCGACCGGGCCGTGAAGGTCATCACGGCCACCGAGGCGGGCGAACTGCTGCCGCGCTCGTTCTCCGATCCCACCCATGTCGAGTGCCGGATGTGCCCGTGGCAGGACCGGTGCTGGAGGGCTGCGGCATGAACGAGACACCACTGCACCCGGTGCTCGGGGAGCGCCTGATCGACGCACGCGAGGCGGCACTGGCGCTCAATCTGCCGCACTACTGGCTCACGCACGCGAAGGAGCGCCGACGTCTCGGCCTGCCGCACTACCGGGTGGGCAAGCTGCTGCGTTTCAAGCTCTCCGAACTGATGGCGTGGATGGAGGAACGTCAAGCCCTGCTCACGGCCGACGCAGGGCACGAGGAGGAGTCGGATGCTGGACTTCAATGACACCGCACCCGCGCCCGAGATCCCGGCGTCCGAACGCCGCGAGGCCGTGCGCGCCGCCCTGCTCTCGAGGCTGGAAGCGGTGCTGTTCACCCTGTTCCCCGCCGGTCGGACGCGCCGCGGCAAGTTCGTCATCGGCGACGTGCTCGGCAGCCCGGGCGACAGCCTGGAAGTCGTGCTCATTGGGGACAAGGCGGGACTCTGGACCGACCGCGCCGAAGGCTCCGGCGGCGATGTGTTCCACCTGATCGGCGCCCACTTCGGCGTGGACGTGCACGGCGACTTCGCCCGCGTCCTCGACCTGGCCGAGGACCTCGTCGGGCGGGTCCCCACGGCCCCGCCGCGCAAGGCGGCCAAGAAGGCCTCGATCGACGACCTCGGCCCGGCCACCGCCAAGTGGGACTACCTCGACGCACAAGGGCAGCTCATCGCCGTCGTCTACCGCTACGACCCGCCCGGGCGCAAGAAGGAGTTCCGGCCCTGGGACGCCAAACGGCGCAAGATGGCCCCGCCCGAGCCGCGGCCGCTGTACAACCAGCCGGGGATCCACAACGCCGCCCAGGTCGTGCTGGTCGAGGGCGAGAAATGCGCCCAGGCCTTGATCGACGCCGGCGTGTGCGCCACCACCGCGATGCACGGGGCTAACGCCCCGGTGGACAAGACCGACTGGACGCCGCTGGCGGGCAAGGCCGTGCTGATCTGGCCCGACCGCGACAAGCCGGGCTGGGAGTACGCGGTGCAAGCGGCTCAGGCCATCCTGTCCGCCGGCGCGAAGTCCTGCCACATCCTCTACCCACCCGAGGAAGCCGCCGAGGGCTGGGATGCGGCCGATGCCGTGGCCGAGGGCTTCGACGTCGCGGCCTTCCTCGCCCACGGCCCGCGTGTGCAGATGCATGACCTTGCGGATCCCGGCGAGCCGGTGATCGGCGCGGATGAATCGGTGTGGGGCACCGAAGATGCCCTGGCGCTGGCCTTCACCCGCCGCTACCACCGCGACTGGCGCTACGTGGCGGCCTGGGGCCGCTGGTTGGTGTGGGATGGCCGGCGTTGGCGCAACGAGGAGACGCTGGCGGCCACCGACTTGATCCGCGGTGTCTGCCGACACGCGGCCCTCCAGGCCGACAACCCCAAGCTGGCGGCCAAGCTGGCCACCTCCGGCACCGTCGGCGGCGTCGAACGCCTGGCTCGCGCAGACCGACGTCATGCCGCGACCACCGCCGAGTGGGACGCCGATCCCTGGCTGCTCAACACCCCAGGCGGCGTGGTCGACCTCAGGACGGGCCGCCTGCGCGCACACGACCGCGCCGACCGCATGACCAAGATCACCACCGCCACGCCGGCCGGCGACTGCCCGACCTGGCGGCGCTTCCTTGCCGAAGTCACCGGCGGCGACGCGGACCTGCAAGCCTATTTGCAGCGCGTCAGCGGCTACTGCTTGACCGGCTCGACCCGGGAGCATGCGCTGTTCTTCCTCTACGGCACCGGCGCCAACGGCAAATCGGTGTTCGTCAACACCTTGGCCACGATCCTCGGCGATTACGCCGCCAGCGCGCCGATGGACACCTTCATGGAGGCGCGCGGCGACCGCCATCCGACCGACATGGCGGGCCTGCGCGGGGCGCGCTTCGTCTCCTCCATCGAGACCGAGCAGGGCCGGCGCTGGAACGAGTCCAAGGTCAAGGCCATCACCGGCGGCGACAAGGTCTCGGCGCGCTTCATGCGCCAGGACTTCTTCGAGTACACGCCCCAGTTCAAGCTGGTCATCGCCGGCAACCACAAGCCCGCCATCCGCAACATCGACGAGGCGATGAAGCGGCGGCTGCACCTGATCCCCTTCACGATCACCGTGCCGCCCGAGCGGCGCGACAAACACCTGCAGCAGAAGTTGCTGGCCGAGCGGGACGGCATCCTGGCCTGGGCGCTGGAAGGGTGCCTGGCCTGGCAGCGCCTGGGCCGGCTCGATCCGCCGCCGCAGGTCGTGGCCGCCACCGAGGAGTACTTCGAAGCCGAGGACGCGCTGGGCCGCTGGCTGGAGGAGCGCTGCGTGCGCGAGGCCAATGCCAAGTCACTGACCGCCGAACTGTTCACCGACTGGAAGCAGTGGGCGGAGGCCGCCGGCGAGTTCGTCGGCTCACAGCGCCGCTTCTCCGACCTCTTGATCACCCGCGGCGTCGAGAAATGGCGCAACGCCGCCGGCATCCGGGGCTTCCGTGGCGTGGGTCTCAAGCACCCGATGCAGCCCGCCTACACCCCCTATGCCGACGACTGAACACCCGTGACCACCGACAGGACTGACGCATCTGACGCTGTCCATCGTAAGTCTCTACGCGCGCGCGCGTGCGCGCGCCTCACGGGAACTATCGATATCGTGCGTCGGATGCGTCAGTCCCCACCGAACGAGGACTGACACCATGCACACCACGATCCTGGCCCTCGACCTGGGCACCACCACCGGCTGGGCGCTGCGCGACCGCACGGGCCGCATCACCAGCGGCAGCCAATCCTTCAAGCCCCGACGCTTCGAAGGCGGCGGCATGCGTTTCCTGCGCCTCAAGACGTGGCTTGCCGAACTGAAGATGCATGCCGACGGGATCGACGCGCTGGTCTTCGAGGAAGTGCGCCGCCACGTCTCGACCGACGCCGCGCACGCCTACGGCGGGTTCCTGGCCACGCTCACGGCGTGGTGCGAGCACCACCAGATCCCGTACCAGGGCGTGCCGGTCGGCATGATCAAGAAACACGCCACCGGCAAGGGCAATGCGAGCAAGGACGAGATGATGGCGGCCATGCGTGCTCGCGGCTACCTGCCCGCCGATGACAACGAAGCCGATGCCCTGGCGCTGTTGCACTGGGCCATCCAGCAGCACGACGCGGCGCAGGAGGCGTGAGATGGACATCCCGATTCCTCGCTACCGCTGCCCGCTGGGGCGCCTGCAGCCCGAGCCGATGGACGTGGAAGCCGTCAAGCGCCGCGGCTGGCGCGAGCAACGCCTGCTCGTCGTCTCCCTCGAGGACGACCGGCTCGACTGGATGGAACGCGAGCTGATCCGCCGAATCGGCGAGCGGCTCTACGGTGCACGGGAGGCGCGCCATGGCTGAGTGGACCGTCGAGCGTGTGGCCGAACGCTTCCGGGAGGCGGCCATCACCGCCCACCGCCTGCCGTCCGTGCGCGTGCAGGGCTACTTCAACACCTGGCCCGCGATCCGGCGCATGCCCTGGGAGACGCTGGGGGCCGAACCCTCGATCCGGCGCTTCCCGCCCGCACCCGAGACGGTCGAGCGGATGCTCGAGACCATGCGCTGGGTCTTGTGGCTGGAAGAAGAGGAGCGGCACCTGGTGTGGATGCGCGCCGAGCGCCACCGCTGGCGCGACATCTGCGCCCGCTTCGGCTGCGACCGGACCACGGCGTGGCGGCGGTGGCAGCGGGCGTTGCATTTGGTGGCCGATCACCTCAACGGCGTCGCCTTGACGGCGTAGTGTTTTGGCGTGATTTGGCGGGTGCGGTCGCGCATCCGCGCGCATCGGCGGCGAAATGCGGCTTTCGCCACTGCAACAGATCCGCCCGTTTGGGGGTAGCATTTCGGCTAAGGTCTGGACAGCGGTGACGGTCGAGGAAGCCGCCCAGCCATCCACGGGTCCTTCCTGGGCACCGAGCCATGCGGGGGGCGCGAGCGCGGCGCTTCGATAGCGTCAGGGTGCAAACCGAGGTTTGCAGGGTTTGCGGTTTGCAGCCCTCCAGCCCGAGACCTTCTCCCCGACACTCCCAGCCCGCCCACGGTCCGCCGTCGGCGGGCTTCTTCGTTTCCGAGGCACCGATTCTGGACACGCTCGCCGTCACGTACCGCAAGGTCGAGACGCTGATCCCCTACGCCCGCAATCCGCGCACGCACAGCGACGAGCAGATCGCGCGCATCGCCGCCAGCATCGCCGAGTTCGGCTGGACCAACCCGATCCTGGTCGATGGCGAGCACGGTGTGATCGCCGGTCACGGCCGGCTGCTGGCCGCACGCAAGCTGGGGCTCGCCGAGGTGCCGGTGATCGAGCTCGCGCACCTGACGCCCGCGCAGAAGCGCGCCTACGTGATCGCCGACAACCGGCTCGCACTCGATGCCGGCTGGGACGAGGCGATGCTCGCGCTGGAGTTCGCCGAACTGGCCGACGCGGGCTACGACCTGGATCTGACCGGCTTCTCTGCCTCCGAGATCGAAGGCCTGCTCGACGCCATCGAGGAGACGGAACCGTCCGCCGATGAGGACACGAGCGCCTTGGTCCGCGACGCGGACGAGGACGACGTCATACCGCCCGCGGTGGCGGTCACGCGCCCCGGCGATCTGTGGCTGATCGGTGAACATCGGCTGCTGTGCGCCGACAGCCGCGACGCGGCCGCCGTCGCGCGCCTCCTCGAGGGCGAGCGGGCGCACCTGCTCTTCACCAGCCCGCCGTATGCCAATCAGCGCGACTACACCACCGGCGGCATCGCGGACTGGGACGCGCTGATGCAAGGCGTGTTCGGCGCTGCTCGCGCGGCACTGCGCGAGGACGCGCAAATCCTGGTCAACCTCGGGCTCGTGCATCGCGACAACGAGTGGCAGCCGTACTGGGACGGCTGGATCGAGTGGATGCGCACCCAGGGCTGGCGGCGCTTCGGCTGGTACGTCTGGGACCAGTCGGTGACCGTGCCCGGCGACTGGGCCGGTCGCCTCGCGCCGCGCCATGAGTTCGTGTTCCACTTCAACCGCCAGGCGCGCAAACCGAACAAGATCGTGCCCTGCAAATGGGCCGGCCACGAGACGCACCTGCGCGCCGACGGCTCGTCCACCGCGATGCGCGGCAAGGACGGCAAGGTCGGCGCCTGGAACCATGCCGGACAGCCCACGCAGGAGTTCCGCATCCCAGACTCGGTCGTCGAGGTGACGCGTCAGCGCGGCCGCATCGGTGAAGGCATCGATCATCCGGCGGTGTTCCCGCTGGGCCTGCCGAAGTTCTTCATCGAGGCCTACACCGACGCGGGCGAGATCGTCTTCGAGCCGTTCGCGGGCTCGGGCACCACGCTGCTGGCCGGCCAACTCACCGGCCGCCCGGTACGCGCCATCGAACTCGCTCCAGAGTACGTGGACGTCGCGCTGCGCCGCTGGCTGCAGCACCACCCGGGCACGGTGCCGGTGCTGGAGGGCAGCGGCCGGACCTTCGACGAGGTGGCGGCCGAACGTACCGTCAGTAGTGGTAGCGCCCCTGGAGGAACTCGACGCGATCGGCCTTGACCAGATAGACGCAGCGATGCTCCTGGGTGATGCGTCGCGACCAGACGTCCGGGCCGAGGTATTTCAGCGGCTCGGGTTTGCCGATGCCATCGAAGGGATCGCGCAGCACCGCCTCGACGAGTTCGAGCAAGCGGCGGGCGGTGCGACGGTCGGTCTCCACCCAATGACGCAGGTCTTCGAGAAATTCCGGATGGCAGACCGCAAGCCGCGAGGCCTCACGCTTCAAGGTCGGCGTCCTGCTTGAGCTGGGCGAGCGTCGTGGGCTTCAGGCTTGTCGTGCGTGCCCGGTTGAGGGCCGTGAGCAGCCGTTCGGCGTTCTTGGCCGAGCGCAGCAGGTGCGCCGTTTCCATCAAGCCTTCGAGCTCATCGGCCGCGATCATCGCCACGGCTCCTCCCGAGCGACGGCGCACCACGATGACCTCGCGATCGTCCACGGCGCGGTCCATCAGCGCCTTGAGCTGCTCGCGCGCCTGGCTGTAGGTGGTTTCGATGGTCATGGCGGCACCTCTGGAATTGGACAGAAGTATTGTACAGGAAATGAACGCCCACTGGCTGGCCGATCGCATCGAGCTCTGGCCGATCGACAAGCTGCTGCCCTACGTGCGCAACGCCCGCCAGCACTCGGACGAGCAGATCGCCCAGATCGCGGCCTCCATCGCGGAGTTCGGCTTCGTCAATCCCATTCTCACCGGCGCCGACGGTGTGCTGGTCGCGGGCCATGGGCGGCTCGCCGCCGCGCGCAAGCTGGGCCTGCCCACCGTGCCGGTGGTGGTGCTCGATCACCTGACGCCCACCCAACGACGGGCACTGGTGCTCGCGGACAACCGGCTCGCGGAACTCGCGACCTGGGACGATGCACTGCTGCGCATCGAACTGGAGGCGCTGCAGGACGATGGCTTCGATCTCGATCTCACCGGATTCGACGCCGATGCACTGGCAGAACTGCTGGCCGATGAGGAACCACAGATCGAGGGCCGGACGGAGGACGACGCCGCGCCCGACGTGCCCGAGGAACCCGTCTCCCGGCCGGGCGACGTCTGGCGACTCGGGCCGCACCGCCTGGTCTGCGGCGACGCAACCACCGCCGAGGCCTACGCGCGCCTGTTTCCGGACGGCGAGCGGGCGGACATGGTCTTCACCGATCCGCCCTACAACGTGAACTACGCCAACAGCGCGAAGGACAAGCTGCGCGGCAAACACCGCCCCATCCTCAACGATGCGCTGGGCGAAGGCTTCTACGATTTCCTCTTTGATGCGCTGGCGCTGATCATGGCGCACACCCGAGGCGCGATCTACGTCGCCATGTCCTCCAGCGAACTGGACACGCTGCAAGCGGCCTTCCGCGCCGCCGGCGGGCACTGGTCGACCTTCATCATCTGGGCCAAGAACACCTTCACGCTGGGCCGCTCGGACTACCAGCGCCAGTACGAGCCGATCCTCTACGGCTGGCCCGAAGGCGCGACGCGCCACTGGTGCGGCGACCGCGACCAGGGCGACGTCTGGCAGATCAAGAAGCCAGCGAAGAACGATCTGCACCCGACCATGAAGCCGGTGGATCTGGTCGAGCGGGCCATCCGCAACTCCAGCCGCCCCGGCGACGTGGTGCTCGACCCCTTCGGCGGCTCGGGCACGACCTTGATCGCCGCCGAGAAGGCCGGGCGCGTGGCGCGGCTGATCGAGCTCGACCCGAAGTATGCGGACGTGATCGTGCGGCGCTGGCAGGACTGGACGGGCCAGCAAGCCACCCGCGAGGCGGATGGCCTGGCCTTCGATCAGGCGGCGAGCGACTCGTCGGCGATCGCGCAGTGAATCACGAACCCGGTCAGATAAGGCAGCCCGCGCGGGATGCCGTAGTCCTTGCTGGTCTGGCGGCCGATGGTCCATCCCATCCACTGCCGGGTGGCGGCGTCGATCGCGTCGTGGAGGGTCTGGCCCGCATGCAGGTGGGGGAGCACTTCGTCCGCGAAGTGGCGGCCGTGACGGCTGTCGAGGAAGGCTCGCACTGCCTCCAGGGTCTGGCCGGTGGCCTGCGAGATCGTGGTCATCGTGATGGGCCAGGCGGCGTCGGCGTGTTCGTTCATCGTGCCGTAAAAGCCCCAGGCGTCGTTGCGGGTGGCGGGGATGGGCTGGGTCGTGGTCATGGGTTGCTCCTGCGGGTTGGGGTGGCGACACCCGTATGAACGCGCTGTTCGATCGAGAAGCCAAGCATCAGATCGTTGATTGATTCCTTTGGGAAACGGCGCGGCTTTAGGCCGCGCCTTTGACAGTCAGCGAATCCGGTAGACGCGCTCGCCGCCCGGGGATTTCTCGGAGACGATCGTCAGGCCCAGTTTCTTCTTCAGCGCCCCGGCCAAGGTGCCGCGCACCGTGTGCGCCTGCCAGCCGGTGCTGTCCATGATCTGGCGGAGGGTGGCGCCTTCGGGACGCTGCAGCATCGCGATCACCTGCGCCTGCTTGCTGTGGGCGCGGGGGCGGCGGGGCTCGGCGCTGCGATGCGCATCCTGCGCCCAGGCCGCTTCGGCGGCGTTCACCGCCGCCTCCAGGTCGGCCTCGTCGCGCGCCGTCTGCGCCTGCTCGGCCCGGGCGATCACCGCATCGAGCTTCGCAACGAAGGACTGGCGCGGGGCGGTGCGGGCACCCGGGCGCGGCACGCCCAAGGCCTCGTAGCCTGCGTCGGCAACGACCCAGACCTCGCCCTGGCGGGCGATCAGGGCGCGGTTGGCCAGGCCGTCGAGCACCTTGCGGCGGGCACCGCCTTGGATGTGCTCGGGGACCAGCGCCGCTACTTCGTGCCCTGCCCGCATTGCTCGCACCGGCAGTGGCTGCGCTTCGAGCAACTGCGTTGGGAGAAGGGCCGGCCCGAGACGGCGGCGTATGTGTGCGAATCATGCGAGACGGCGATCGCCGAGCACCACAAGACCTGGATGCTGGAGCACGGCGAGTGGCGCGCGACGGCGGAAGGCTCGGGCAAGACGGCGGGGTTTCATCTGTCGTCGCTGTACAGCCCGCTGGGCTGGCGCGCCTGGCGCGAGATCGCCGCCGCGTGGGAAGCCGCCGTCAGTAAAGAGTCGGGATCGGCCGCTGCCATCAAGACTTTCAAGAACACCGAGCTCGGCGAGACCTGGGTCGAGGAGGGCGAAGCGCCCGACTGGCAACGCCTGCTGGAGCGCCGCGAGGACTATGCCATCGGCACCATTCCCGCAGGCGGCCTGCTGCTCACCGCCGGCGCCGACGTGCAGAAGGACCGCATCGAGGTCTCGGTCTGGGCCTTCGGGCGTGGCAAGGAGTGTTGGCTCATCGAGCACCGGGTGCTGATGGGCGACACCGCACGGGATGCGGTGTGGAAGGCGCTGGGCGGGATGCTCGCCGAGACCTGGACCCATGCCTCGGGCGCGGCCATGCCGCTGGCCCGCTTGGCGCTGGACACCGGCTTTGCGACACAGGAGGCCTACGCCTTCGTGCGCGCCTGCCGCGACGCGCGGGTCATGGCGGTCAAGGGCGTGCGGACGGGTTCGATGGGGGGCGCAGCCCTGATCGGCACACCGACGGCGGTCGATGTCTCGCAGGCGGGCAAGAAGCTGCGCCGGGGCATCAAGGTGTATGCGGTCGCGGTGGGGCTCGCCAAACTCGAGTTCTACAACCACCTGCGCCAGAGCGCGGAGGTGGCCGACGACGGCGTGACGGTGACCTACCCGGCCGGTTTCGTCCACCTGCCCAAGATCGACGCCGAGTTCATCCAGCAGCTCTGCGCCGAGCAACTGATCACCCGCCGCGACAGGAATGGTTTTCCGGTGCGGGAGTGGCAGAAGGTGCGTGAGCGCAACGAAGCGCTGGACTGCTACGTGTATGCCCGTGCTGCTGCTGCGGCCGCAGGGCTCGACCGCTTCGAGGAACGCCACTGGCGCGAACTGGAGCGGCAACTGGGGCTGGCCAGTCCGCCAGCCCTTGAAACACCTACTGAATCGATCACCGAGGCCACCCAACGCGGTGGCCTCGCTGTTTCTGGCAATCGCAACACCGGTCGGCGCGTGATCAAAAGCCGCTGGCTGTCCTGACGAGGAGACGCTATGTCACTGACCACCCGCATCGAGAGCCTGGTCATCCGCGTCGCGCAGGAGTTCAACGACGTCCGCGCGAAGGCCGGGAACCTCGCCCACCTCACCACCACCGACAAGTCGAGCTTGGTGGCGGCCATCAACGAGCTGAAGGCCGCGGTGGTGTCGTCGGCGGTGATCGACGATGCGCACGTCGCGGCCACGACCACGTACTCGTCCAACAAGATCGTCTCACTGCTCGATGCGCTCAAGACCGAGATCTTGGGCGGTGCCGATGCCGCGTACGACACGCTGGTGGAAATCCAGCAACTGCTGCAGAACGGCACCAGTGGTCTGGATCCGCTGCTCGCCGCCGTGAACAACCGCGTGCGCTTCGATGCGGCGCAGTCGCTGACCGTGGCCGAGCAACTTCAGGCGCGCAGCAACATCGGTGCCGTCGCAGCCACCGATGTCGGCAATACCGACACTGACTTCGTCGCGGTCTTTGTGGGTGCGCTGGTCTGATGAGCCTCGTATCGCGCATCAGTGCGTTGGCCAGTCGTGTCGGGCTCGAGGTCAAGACCAAGATCGACGCAACCCACCCCGGTCTGGCCCGGGCGTGGGTGTGCTTCGGCTACGTCGGCAACCAGATCGTCGTGCGCTCGTCGCACAACGTGGCCAGCGTGACCCGGACGGCGGCAGGCCGCTACCGCGTGACCTTCGCCACCGCCATGCCGGACGCCAACTACTGCTGGACGGCGCTCGCCCGCAGCAGCACCAACAGCGGCACGCAGCGCATTGCCATCGTGCGATCCAGCACCGACCAAAAGACCGCCCAGTACGTCGACGTCAGTTGCGCTACCACGTCCGCATCGTTCGACGACTCCTCCGAAATCAACCTCACGGTGTTCCGCTGATGGCCTACACACAAGCACATCTCGACGCACTGGAAGCGGCGCTGGTCAAGGGCGAAAGGCGCGTGACCTTTGGCGACAAGACCGTCGAGTACCGCAGCGTCGATGAACTCCAGGCCGCCATCGCGGCGGTCAAGCGCGACCTCTTCGAGCAGGCCGTAGACACCGGACTGTGGCCCGGCGCGCCACGTCAGATCCGGGTCACCACCGGTAAAGGGTTCTGAACATGCAATGGTTTGACCGAGTGCGTAGACGCGTCGGCATGAGCCTGCTTGGCGGCACCCCGTTCTATGACGGTATCGGTGGCGGCCGTCGCGCCTTGGCGTGGCAGGTCGGCAATCCAGGCGCAGTCGCAGCACTGGCGTTTACCCAGAACGAATTGCGCGCCAAGAGCCGCGATCTGGTACGCCGCAATGCCTGGGCAGCGGCAGGCGTTGAAGCCTTTGTCTCGAACGCCATCGGCACCGGCATCAAGCCGCAGAGCATGCTGGCGGATCAGCCCCTGCGCGAAGCGATCCACAGCCTGTGGTGGGACTGGTGCGAGGAGGCCGATGCCGCCGGACTGACTGATTTCTACGGTCTGCAGGCCTTGGCCTGTCGCGCCATGCTCGAAGGCGGGGAATGTCTGGTGCGGCTGCGCTATCGCCGCCCGGAGGATGGCCTGCCGGTGGGCCTGCAATTGCAGTTGCTCGAACCCGAACATCTGCCAGCCACGCTGAATCAGGAGTTGGCTTCCGGAAACGTCATCCGTGCGGGTATTGAATTCGACAAGCTCGGACGGCGGGTGGCTTACCACCTGTATCGCTCACACCCGGGTGATGGCTCACTGGCCCCGATGTCAGGCACCGGTGGCGTGGTGGGCGGTCTCGACACAGTGCGTGTCCCGGCCAGCGAAATCATTCACCTGTTTCGTCCCTTGCGGCCAGGACAGATCCGGGGCGAGCCGTGGCTGGCGCGCGCACTGGTCAAGCTCAACGAACTCGACCAGTACGACGACGCCGAGCTCGTGCGCAAGAAAACCGCCGCGATGTTTGCGGGCTTCATCACGCGCCTGTCCCCCGAGGACAACCTGATGGGTGAAGGACTGCCGGATGCCAGCGATCGTGGAGAACATGCTTTTGCTGCGCCGCGAGGACTTCGACGAATTGCTCGACCGCGCCGCTGAACGCGGTGCCGAGCGTGTGCTGTCCCATCTCGGCCTCGAAAACGGCCACGCCGCGAAGGACATCCGCGAGCTGCGCGACTTGCTGGAAGCCTGGCGCGATGCGCGACGCACGGCGTGGCAGACCACCATCAAGGTCGTGACCACCGGCATCCTGGCCGCGCTGCTGGTTGGTGCTGCCATCAAGCTCAAGCTGATGGGAGGCCCGCAATGATCGAGACCTTGCTCGGTGGTCTCCTCGGAGGGGCCTTCCGTCTCGCACCTGAAATCCTCAAATTGCTCGACCGTAAAGGCGAGCGTGGCCACGAACTGGCGATGCAGGACAAGGCGCTGGAGTTCGAGAAACTACGCGGCGCGCAGCGAATGTCGGAGATCGGCGCGGGAGCCGATGCGGCGTGGAATGTCGGAGCCATCGAAACCCTGCGCGAAGCCGTTCGCACGCAGGGCGAGAAAATCGGGATTCGCTGGGCCGACGCCTTGTCGATCAGCGTGCGCCCCGTCATCACCTACTGGTTCATGGCCCTGTACTGCGCAGCCAAGACTGCAGCATTCGCGGCTGCTGTGAATGCAGGCGCTGGCTGGGGCACTGCCATCCTGCACGCCTGGACAGAAGCCGACCAAGCTCTGTGGGCTGGGGTGCTCAACTTCTGGTTCCTCGGGCGCGTGTTTGACCGGGTACGGCCGTGATCGAAGTACCGAAAGCGGCCATCGAGCTGGCCAAGCGCTTCGAAGGGTTTGAGCGCAAGGTGAAGCGTGGAATCGAGATCACTGCCATTCCCTACATCTGCCCCGCAGGCTTCTGGACGATTGGTTACGGCCACCTCTGCGATCCGAAGCATCCGCCGATCACGGAGGCAGAAGCCGAGGCCTATCTGGCGAACGACTTGCAAACGGCGCTCGCCGCGACGTTGCGCTACTGCCCGGTGCTCGCCGCCGAACCCGAGGGAAGACTTTCGGCCATCGTGGATTTCACGTTCAACCTTGGGGCTGGGCGTCTGCAGACATCAACGCTGCGGCGGCGGATTAATCAGCGCGACTGGCTGGACGCGGCTCGCGAGTTGCGGCGCTGGGTCTACGGTGGAGGTAAGGTGCTACCTGGTCTGGTAGCTCGGCGAGAGGCTGAAGTTTTGTTACTCCAAGAATGAATCAAGTAGCTTCCAACCTAATTGTTATGAGTAAATGAAGTGACAGCCTGACCGAGTCAATGGGCCTCTCGAAAATGTCTCGGTTGTCACCATTCTTATTCGTGCGTGGCGCACCTCAGGATGCCTGAATCGGCTGCAGGGCAATGATGGCCATCCCGATCAGCGCCACAGTCGCCCCTGCGAGATCCCAGCGACTCGGCGCAATACCGTCCACGGCCCATAGCCAGACGAGTGCGATGACGACATACATCCCACCGTAGGCGGCGTAGGTACGTCCCGCCGCGCTCGGGTGCAGCGTCAGGAGCCAGGCGAAGAGTGCCAGCGCACTCGCCGCTGGCACTAGCAGCCACAACGATTTACCCTGTTTGAGCACCAGCCACGGCAAGTAACAACCCACGATCTCGGCGACAGCCGTGAGCGCGAACAGGGCAGCAGTCTTGGTGAGCTCGATCAT